TTAGAGTTTGATAATCCAGTCACTATGACAGGGTGTACATTACCTTTCACAATTAACATTTAAAGGTTGCATTTACAATTAATCTGTGGTATAATACAGCTTATGTATTCATTAGAAAAAAACCAATACAATACAGAACTACTTACTCGTGATGAGTATAGGAAGTTTGGATTGTATATGGCTGAACACTACCCAAATGTCGGGCATGTGGTGGACAAACTAGACGATACTTTTATAGTACATCTGGATGATACTCCACTTACATTTTGGGAAGAAATACTTGATGCTATCAGAAATTAATTGAGGTATATTATAAGAAGTTTTGCCCTCCTTTATTTAACTTATAATATCTACAAGTTTCCGGTCTTGTGCCAAGCTAAAACCGGCTTAACTTTTTTAACCAAACACTTTACTTTATCATCAAAGTATGATATAATGTGTGCACTTAATACAAACCGATGGAGGAATAATTATGTATGAGTATGTAAAAGGAAAGGCAATGTGGGCAAACATCACATCGCCAAACACGAGGTTTCAACCTCACAAGTATGGCTTGACTGTTTTAACAGATGCAGATACTGCAGCAAAACTTGAAGGCATTGGTCTTAATCAAGTTAAGGACAGAGCAGGACAGCCTAAGTATGATGAACCGGCATTTACTTTTAGTAAACGAGCAGCCAATAACGATGGGGTGGCTAATACTGCACCTAAGTTAATTAACGTTGATGGTGAACCTATTGATGTTAGTGTGGGTAATGGTTCAGAAGTAACTGTTAAGATTAAACCTTACAAGAATGACTTCGGACAATTCGCTGAACTCATGGCTGTAAAGGTTGAGAACTTAATAGAATATGTTGAAGGTGACACTGATAACGAGGAGTTCTAAATGATTATTACTATTAATAATGACGACAGTAACAACTCTTATGATGTCAACAACATTAGTGACGACAAAGTAAAGCAAGAAGCTACTGTTATAGTACAGAAAGTAGGTAACTTACAAGTTATCATAGAAGCTTTAGACTTTGCAAGTCGTACACATCGTGCTAACTTAGAAGGACTTCTTAAAGATAGAGACGAAGCAATCGTTGAAACTGAATCTGCTCGTAACGAGAAAGGTCAGTTCGTAGGAGACGACCCAGAAACTATAGAGGACGAATCTAAAGTAGCAAAAGAAACCACATAGTCTGTGAGGAGGGCTAACATGAACGATACAACGTGGGATAAGTTGAAACAACCCTGTCCACTTTGCAACAGCAGTGATGCTGTAGGAGTCAATCAAGATGGCTCGGCAAAGTGTTTCAGTTGTGGAGAATTTATGCCTAACTATGAACAAGCATGTAACGGAAAAACTATGACACAATCACAACCAACACAAACCAAACAACCAGATAATGTAGCCGAAGGTAACTTCATTGCATTAACTGATAGAAAAATATCTCAAGCAACTGCACAGAAGTTTGGGGTCAAAGCTGTCCAAGACCTCAAAGGTCAGGTCATTAAACATTTCTATCCGTATTACAACGGACACGAATTGTCAGCTACCAAATGTAGAAACTCTTTAACCAAAGACTTCTTTGTATCTGGTAGTTATAACGAGACCGGATTGTTTGGTCAACAGTTGTTTAAGAGTGGCAAGTATGTCACGATAACCGAAGGGGAGTGTGATGCTATGGCAGCTTACGAACTACTTGGTAGTAAGTGGGCTGTGGTATCCATCAAGCGTGGTGCACAGGGTGCAGTCAGAGACATCAAGGAAAGCTTAGAGTTCTTTGATGATTTTGAGAATGTTATTGTAGCATTTGATAATGACAAGGCAGGTAAAGACTCAGCAGTGAAAGTTGCTAGACTTTTCAAGCCCGGCAAGGCTAGGATACTCACACTTCCCAATGGCTTCAAAGACCCTAACGATATGCTTCGTGACAACAGACATAAAGATTTTGTTGAAGCATGGTGGGCGAGTAAAGTTTACACACCATCTGGTGTTATAAATGTTACTGAGCAACGTGAGAAGTTTCATAATCGTGAGAAGAAACAAAGTGTTCCCTATCCTTATGAAGGATTAAACAAGAAGCTATATGGCTTACGACAGGGTGAACTTGTAACTCTTACAGGTGGTACAGGACTTGGTAAGTCTAGTGTGACCAGAGAGATAGAGCATTGGCTTGTCAAACAAACACAGGACAACGTAGGTATCATAGCATTAGAAGAAGATTGGAGACGTACCATTGATGGTATACTTTCTATTGAAGCTAACGCTAGGTTATACATTGACCAAGAACGTGAGAAGTTTTCTAAAGAAGAACTTGATAAGATGTTTGACATCTTGTACGATGGTGAAAACAAAAACAGAGTATGGGTTCACTCACACTTTGGCACTAACGACATTGATGATATCTTTACCAAGCTTCGCTTTATGATTATTGGCTGTGATTGCAAATGGATAGTGGTTGATCACTTACATATGCTAGTCAGTGCAGTGCATGAAGGTGATGAGAGACGAGCCATTGATGCTATTATGACTAGACTAAGAAGTTTAGTTGAAGAGACAGGTGCAGGGATTATTCTTGTATCTCATCTTAGGCGTGTCGATGGTAACAAAGGACACGAGAATGGAATTGAAGTAAGTCTATCTCATCTACGTGGCTCTAATAGTATCGGTCAGTTATCAGATTGTGTTATTGCATTAGAACGTAATCAACAATCAGACGACCCAGATGAAGCTAGGACTACCAGACTACGTGTACTTAAATCAAGATACACAGGTGATGTAGGCATGGCAGCTAGAGTTATCTACGATGCTGAGACCGGCAGACTATCTGAATTAACCAACGAAGACATAGAGTTTGATAACTCTGGAGACGAAGGATTCTAATGGAATTAGTATTTGATATAGAGACTGATGATCTGAACGCAACAAAGGTATGGTGTATTGTTGCACAGAATCCAGTATCAGGTGAGGTATTTAAGTTCCCACCAGACAAACTAGAAGAAGGATATCAGTTTTTACAAACAGCAGATAAACTTATTGGTCATAACATTATCGGATTTGATATACCTCTGGTAGAAAAGTTTGGTAATGTAGACCTAAGTGATAAGATAGTTATTGATACTTTGGTTCTATCTAGATTATTTAATCCAACACGTGATGGAGGTCACAGTCTAGAAACGTGGGGTTATAAGTTAGGTTATCCTAAGATTGAGTTTGAAGATTATCTTAATTACTCTGAGGATATGTTGAACTATTGTGTAAGAGATGTAGAACTTAATACTAAAGTTTTACAAGAACTTCGTAAGGAGTCACGAGGGTTTAAAAAAGATTGTATTGATCTTGAACAAGGTGTTGCTAAGATTATGAAACAACAGGAGCAAGATGGTTTTGCTTTTGATATGCAATCAGCACTTACTTTACTAGCAGAACTAAGAGAAAAGAAACAACAGATTGAAGACGAAGTTCATTCCACATTTAAACCTAAGTGGGTAGACACAAAACAAGTTACTCCCTACATTAAGAAAGATGGTAATCTATCTAAGCGTGGTATGACTGATGAAGAATATCAACGTTGCTTAGACACAAACAACTTCAATCCTTTCATGCGACAAACTTTACAAGAGTTTAATCTTGGTTCTCGTAAACAGATTGGAGAATACCTTATTGACTTTGGTTGGAATCCAGATAGATTTACACCTACTGGTCAACCTATTGTAGATGAGAAAACATTATCTAAGATTACACATATCCACGAAGCCAAACTTATTGCAGACTTTTTACTATTGCAAAAGCGTATAGCTCAGATTGATTCTTGGGTTGAAGCTGTAAAGGATGATGGTAGGATACATGGTTTTGTTATTCCCAACGGTACTATTACCGGCAGGATGTCACATAGAAACCCTAACGTTGCTCAAGTTCCGTCTATTCACAGCCCATATGGTAAGGAATGTAGAGCATGTTGGACTGTACCAGAAGGACACAAGCTTGTAGGTGTAGATGCAAGTGGATTAGAGCTACGCATGTTAGCACATTACATGGACGACAAGGAGTATATAAATGAAATTATTAATGGAGACATTCACACGACTAACCAAAACTTTGCTGGACTTAAATCAAGAGATCAGGCTAAAACTTTCATCTACGCACTCGTTTACGGAGCAGGAGATGAGAAGATTGGAAGCATCATTAAAGGAAGCAGAGCAGAAGGTAAGAGGTTGCGAGAACGCTTTCTTAGTAGTCTCCCAACATACCGAACTCTTAAGGAACGAGTTGACAGAGCAGCTTCAAAAAATTACCTCAAAGGATTAGATGGTAGGAAGCTGTACATAAGAAACAAACATGCTGCACTTAATACCTTATTGCAAGGAGCAGGTGCTATCTTAATGAAGAAAGCATTAGTAGACTTAGACAGTGTGTTAAAACTCAACGCTATTGATTATAGATTTGTTGCTAATATACATGATGAGTGGCAGATTGAAGTCAAAGAATCTCAAGCAGATTTTGTTGGAGAGACTGCAGTCAAAAGTATTATAGAAGCAGGTGAACATTTTAATCTACGCTGTCCAATGGATGGCGAATATAAAGTAGGAGGTAACTGGAGTGACACTCACTAGTGATGAATACAGAAAATATCTCCGTGATAACAGATACAGACGGATTAATAAATATAAACTTAGTAAAGGATGTATAGATTGTGGCTACAATAAACATCCAAAAGCACTTTGCTTTGACCACAAAGTAAGAGAAGAAAAAACAATATTATTAGATGCTTCTAAAAGCGGAGCTAATATGAGTACTTTAGTATGCCGGATTACTCCGACTGATAAAGTAAAAAACAGACAGTACATTAAAGATTTGTTTAATGAAATAAGAAAGTGTGAAGTACGTTGTCAAAACTGCCATAGCATTAAAACATGGGAAGAAAGAGATTACATGCCACACGTTAGAAAAAATAAAACTATTATACAGGAGGTAGCTAATGCCAAACAAGGCGAATTTAATTTCTAAAAATAAAACAAAACCTCTTGACACAACCAGTCAAGAAGTATATAATAAGTTGTCGGCTAAGAAAAAATCAGCCGAATCAGGGCATTGGTATACGCAAGAAGGCGAACCAATGTATACTATTGTAGGTGCTAACGGTAAAGAACGTAACACTACATTACGTGATGCCAAAAAAGATAACTTAGTACCATCGGTTACTACTGTACTAAGTCTGGTAGCCAAACCCGGATTAGAAAACTGGAAGATTAATCAAGCATTAAACTCTGCACTTATGTTAGAGAAAGAAGAAGATGAATCTCTTGAGGAGTTTGCTTACAGGTGTAAACAAGATTCTAAAAGGATAGGACAAGAAGCTGCAGAAGAAGGAACTAAGATTCATGCAATGATTGAACGAGGTTTCTTAGGCGAAGAAACAAATCCAACCTATGAGATAATACGGTCTTGGTTAGATGAAAACTTTCCGGATGAAGACTGGATAGCAGAAGATTCTTTCTGTGCTGACTTAGGTTATGGTGGTAAGATAGATTTATATTCTAAGTCTGGTATCTTTGTAGACTTTAAAACTAAAGATAATCTATTTGGTAAAGACCCTGCTCGTTTAGTATATGATGAACATGGTATGCAGTTGTCAGCCTATGCTCAAGGCTGTGGTTTTGATGATGTAGAACGAGTATCTATATTTGTTGATCGTCAAGACAAAGAACTTATAGCCTGTCATATATGGGATAGAGACTCTCAAACAAAACATACAGAAATGTTTAACAGTATTTTAACCTATTGGAAATTAGTAAAGAACTATGAATCAAAAAAAATCTAAACAGTTAAGACGAAGAGCAGAAGACCTACTCATTGAGTGGTTAAGAACTATGGTTCCAGATGGAGAGGATACATCGAAGATTAATAGAAAGAATCTTAATGAGTTCTTGCCAGAACAGACTCACATCTTTGCTAACAACAAGTTTCTATTGAGTGCTTATAGTTTAAGGTGGTTTTACAAACAAGTAAAACGTAATCCTAATATGACACTCGGAGACTTAAATGCCTAGAAGAGTACCAAGAAAACCTAGACCTAAAAAAACTAACGTACCTAAAGGCTATGATAGTACATGGGAATATAATATACATCAAACAATTTTACAAGATTGGAAACATCATTGGGATAAGATTGATTATATCGTAGAGCATACTTATGAGCCAGACTTTGTAAAGACTGTTGATGGTAAAATAATATTGTTAGAAGCAAAGGGAAGGTTCTGGGATTATGCTGAATACAGTAAGTATATATGGATACGAGAATCTTTTACAGAAATGGTAGAAGATTACGAGTTAGTATTTTTATTTCAAAAACCATTTGCTCCTATGCCGGGAGCTAAGATGAGAAAGAACGGAACCAAAAGAACCCATGCTGAATGGGCTGAAACAAATAACTTCAGATGGTACAGTGAAGATACTTTACCTGATGATTGGAGAAACGATGAACTATAAATTTAATGAATAAAAACAATAGAAAAGCTTACCATAAAGAATATGGTAAAAAGTGGTATCAAGATAACAAAGAAAAAAGAGACGCACAAAAAAAAGAATATAATAAAATTAATAAAAAAAAAATAAAACTACATAAACAAGAGTACGAGTTAAAAAGAAAATATGGTATAACTTTAAAAGAAAGAAATATTTTATTACAAAAACAAAATAATAAATGTAAAATTTGTTCTTTAAAGTTTAATGAAAATATCTTTAAACTAAAAGCTTGTGTAGACCACTGCCACGAGACTGAGAAAGTTCGAGGTTTGTTATGTCGTACTTGTAATGCAGGACTTGGTTATTTTAAAGATAACATAAAAGAATTAACAAAGGCTATTAACTATTTAAAGGAAACAAAATGAACTATAAATTTAATGAAGATGGGTTTTTGTGTGGGTAACATTATAAAGTATGCAAAACGTTATGGAAATAAAGATGGACATAACAGAAAAGACTTGCTAAAAATATTACATTATGGTATAATAATGCTTGATATACACGATGATAGAGATAAGTTCTTTAAAACAGGAGAGAGCAAGTGGTAGATGATAAAGTAGGTATCAAGGAATATCTTGGTATAAAGATTAATTACAGCAATGAAAAACTATTAGATAAGTTTAGCCTTGACACACTCAAGGATAGATACTTATGGGAGAATGAAACACATGCACAAGAAGCGTTTGCCAGAGCATCAGTCTTCGGAGCAACCTACAAAGGTCACACAGATTTTGAGTTGGCTCAAAGACTTTATCACTACAGTTCCTCTTGTTGGTTCATGTTTAGCACTCCTATACTTAGTAACGGGGGAACAAGTCGTGGTCTTCCTATTAGCTGTTTCCTCAATTATGTACCTGATAGCAGGGATGGTTTATCTGCTCACTATGACGAGAATATTTGGTTGGCAAGTTCGGGTGGAGGTATTGGTGGATTTTGGGGAGATATTAGGAGTAATGGTATTTCTACTACTCACGGTAGTAAGTCTACTGGTTCAATCCCTTTCAT